GGGGGCATTTGTTCTTTAGGTTTACGCATTAGTATGTGTAATTTCCTTCTAACAAACGATTGAACTCCTCGCCGTAATACTTGAATGAATGTGAAGACACACTCTCTGCTAGTTCGTTTTCATCAACGCCTAGTTCAAGGATAAGTACGCTTTCTGCACCCATGGTGTCACGACCGAGGACGCTTACTTCGGTGTCTGCGTCCATCCAATCCACCCGTGTGTGGTGGTGTCCACAGATGTGAAACTGTGGTGTCACCTTGTCAAGTATTTCCTTGACGAGATGTCGTTGTGCGATAGACACTTGAATGTCGTCCTTGTATGTGATCTTTTCACCATTGTTGTACGGTGCTTCGTGCGTCATGAGGATGTCAACGGGTTCGTCGCTGAGTAGATCAACATCAAACGGGTTGATGAGTTCACCTCTCCACCATGAGTCACCTTCTACACGGTCTAACCAATCCACTGAGTACGCACCGCCATAACCCATGAAGGTTGTTTGACCGATTTGGAAACGACATCCACGAGGAATGTATTGCAACCATTCGCTAGGTGTTGGGATTGGGTCGTTCTTTCCGTACTTGTCGGTTAGATCACGAAGTAGATCATGATTTTCGTGGTTGCCGTCAATCCAAAGGAACTTGATTTGTGCTTCCTCTGCGAGTTTTGCTACACGGTTTACGAATTGCTTTCCGAATGGACGGTGCACCCAATATCCGAAGTCGCCCACCGAGATGATGTGCGTTACTTCGTTCTTTTTTGCGTGCGAGATTACCCACTCTGCGTGTCCCATGTTTCCATGGATGTCGCCTGCGAACATTACGACCTGTTTAGTTTGTTTAGTGTTTTCTAGTTGTTTCATATATATAAGTATATACCCGTATGGTTATATTGTCAACCCCACAAATGCCCTATTTTTAGCGGTTTTCGCTGATATATCCCAAAGTAAGGTAGTGTATTCATATGGCTGAAACACCCACCCCACAAGAACTAATCTCCCGAATCCCTGAGGATTTCGTTGACTTGGTTGGTCGCTTCATCGGGGACTCCGACATCAACACCGATTTAGAAGAAGTCAAAGAACTGATGCCCGCTAGTCCCGTTGTGTCGCTAATCGCTAACCAACTAGGCATCAACACTGAGCCCCTCCCAGCAAACGAGTTGGATCAGGCAAAAGCGTGGCTAGACGAACAAGCATCTTGGCAGGACAGGTCGGTTGCAGTGCAAAAGAAACTTGCAGAAAAAGCCCCCTTCGGTGAACAAGAAGCACTAAAAGGTGAAATCCCCTTGTGGATGAACGCAAAATGGGCTCCGATGCTGTTATTTCAATGGTCAGACGGATTGCGTGACGCAGTCCTACAAGCAGAAGAATATGTGGAAGAGGTTTTATGAGCGACATCAACGACAACCTAGAAGTAGCGATGAACAAAGTCGCCGAAGATTTGGTTCCAACCCGATCGCGTTCTGTTGGGAAGAAGAAAAAAGGTGAAGACGGGACTGAACTTTCTTCAACAGCACAAGAACAGGTTTTGTTCCGCGCTTCAACTGAAGACAAGCAGAAATGGGAGGAATGCGCCAAACATTTGGGTGTTTCTATGGCTGAGTTCCTTCGTGTTTCCGCTAACGAAAAGGTTGAAAATACAATGGCAGGTTGCGACCACCCATTGGCTTTCCGCCGTTCTTTCCCATGGATGGAAGAATGCCTGAAGTGCGGTGTTCGCCTCCGTAATGACGACCAAACAAATCATCAAAACCGTCGCTAAGCAGTGAAGCCCCGCAAACCAATAAAACGGTCGCCACTCAAACGATCAACTAAACCGATCAGGCAGAAGTCGGCAAAGCGGTTGGTTGCTGATGTGGATAGGCGCATCTTTGTTGCGATGATGCTGAACAAACACCCGTATTGTGTTGCGTGTCCTGTGTTCGCTGAACATGATGGTCTTGTGACTTATGTGCGTCGCCCGTCTCAGGATATCCATGAACTTATCCGTCGTTCTCAGGGTGGTTCTGTGGTGGATGAGGGGAACTGTATTGCTGTGTGCCGTCCGTGTCATACACGAATCGGGGAGAATCCTCAGTTAGCCTTTGACTTGGGGTTAGCAAAACACTCGTGGGAGTGAAAGGGGATTTATGCTGTTACTTATGTGGTTTATGCGACTGATGTGGGTTGTCGCTTTTGTATCAGTTGTTGCGTTGCTGTCTGTACTTGCGATGATGCTGATAGCCGACTTGAAGGGTTCATGGTATTGGAATAAACGGGGTTGGTAATCACCCGTAAGCACCCGTAACGCTATTTGCGTTTACGACCGTGTCTGCGTTCGTATTCAATACCTATGCGATAGATCCATACGCCTGCCACGATCAACACTAAGCCCGTAACGATATTCATTATGCTTTGCCCTTCTTGCAGAAGTCAATGTATTTGGTCATTACGAAGTCTACAAACTCTGATCGTATGGTCGCTTCACCATCGTCAATCATGGTGAACTCAGGTAAACCATTGTCGTTGTAAACATATTTCACACACTTGCCTGCACTACCACCGTGATACCCGTAGGTCGCTACAGTCAATGCTTCTGACACAGGTGTATCAGGGTTGTTCTTATACTCACGCTCTAGATCACCTCTCTGATAACCCGTGAGACTCTCCAACTTTTTGAGACGAACATAACTATCTACAACGATACTTACAGTGTCAAACTCATCTAAACCGTCATTGTATGCGTCACTCAACACTGTAGGTAACGACTCAAAGGGGTGACCATTGAGACCACTCTGACGACATTCAAATAGGTCGCCCTTCTGAAACACAACGAATGACTGCATATCAGTAATGCCATTATCCTCTGTGCATATCTCTGTCTTGCGAAGTTGTGCGATCTTTACGATCTTCTCTGCCTCTATGTCTATGTCCATCATTGTTATACCCGTGTGCTCCTTTTGCGTGTGATCGCACGACATGCTGTCAATGCTTGCTCTCTAGTGTCATGTGTAGACAACGGCATATTGCCACACTGTGTGTCTATTACTAGCCACTTAGTGGAAGGGTATCTATCAGGTGATATGTCGTATCTGTAGTTCATTGTGCTCCTATAAGTAGGACGATCATGGCTACTGCCATTGTTGCTATGCCTAGTAATGCATCTGCTGTCATGTGTCTAACTATATAACAGTACAGAGTATATGTCAAGTATCACCCGTAGCCACCCGTAGCCACTATTTCTCAACACGCCACCTCAAACCAAAAGCCCTACGCCTAGCATTAGCCTCCAACTTACGAGACCTCTCAGGCTCAGGCAACAACTCATACAGAGCAACACGCTGACGATTCTTACGCTCACGCTCATACTCCCTACGCCTCTCACGCTTAGCCCTCGTATCCTCACGATGACAGCGTTGCCACTCCCTATGATCTGCAATGTTTTTGTAAGGCACAACACCCCCTATACAAAACAAAAACAATAAAAACAATCACAACACTTGCAACAACATTCTCAAAGTTCGTCACAAACACAAAATGCAACAACTGCAAAACCCAATACACAGCAACCATCACAAACAACAAAGGCACAAGCACACGCATCACAAAACCCTTACAACATAAGGGTTGTATGACAGTGACAGCAGGTTGCTAAGCGGGGCTGTCAACCTTTTGCACTCTCTCTGTAGCCGGGGGCGGTCATGCGACATATTTTTTGGTTCCGTTTTGTTTTTTAGGTTTATCTGTCTGGGGTCTGTTGGGGTGTGTCTGCGTGGTGGATCATGTTTAGGCAGGTGAGGTATCCGATTGTGTCTAGGAGTGTGTCGTGGTGTAGTTGTCCTTGGTCTAGGTTGGTTCGTAGTCGTGCGAGTTTGACGGAGACCATGAAGAGGATTGCTTCGTTTATTGTTAGTTCTTTTCCTGTGAGTGTTTGGTAGATGTTGATGACTTTTGTGTAGTCGTCTTTTGGGTGTCCGTATGTGTTTTGGCGGTCTTGGTTTACGATTTTGTAGGCTTCTTGGAGGATTTCGGTGCCGGGTGTGGGCGTATTTTTTTGTGTGGTTGTCATGGTCGTTTCGGTTTATTTGTTGAGGGACTGTTGGGGGTCGTTTTTCAAAATTTCGCGCGGCGGTTTTGCTTTTTTTAGGGTTTCGCGTTTTTCTTTGATTTGTGTTTTGTTTGCTTCATAGAATTTGTCGTGGAAGTAGATTGAGGTTTCTAATGCTTTTTCTATTCCTTTGAGTTGGGTTAATTTTTGATATATGCGATCGGTGTCTGGTGCGTCGCCTTTTTCTTGCAGGGTTTTTGCTAGTTGTTTTCGTTGTTCTGTTACAAGTGCGAGGAGCCCTTTCATTTGTGGTTCGCTGACATTGAGGGCATATATTTGGCGTTGCCTTTTTCTCATTTTCTGCTCCTGTTATAGGTTTACGGGTTGTTTAAATAGTTTTTCCATTGTTATTCGCTGTTCTAGCATTGTCCAGTGGAAGGTGTCCATGAAGATGTCGCGTTTTGCTTTGTTGCTGAGTACGCGGATTGGGAATAGTCTTTCGGCTTGTTTGTGAGCCTTTTCTGTTTCTTGGGCTAGGTGGGTGACCCACCATTGTTGGAATTCGTTCATTATGTCTTTCTATAGGTGTGTTAGTTGTTGTTCGTTTAGTTTTAGTCTCGGACCATAACCGTAGTCGGTTTTTTGGGCTTTTGCAAAGAAATTTTGGCGGGTTGTTCCACCGATTATTTGGAACTGTGTGTTTGTGCCTATGTTTTCCCATTGGTGTTTAGGCTGGTTACACCATACGACTATGCATTGTTCTGTGTCGGGTTTCCATAAACCGTATTTGCAGTGTTCAGGGTCGTTGATTATCAGGTCTTTTTGGGATGATGTTTTGATCTCAGTTTTTTTGTTGTTTATGATGGTGTCAAAACCGTTGTCTGCGCCTACATAGATTTCCCAATCTATTTCGGTGTTGTAGTAGCGGGAGATGATCACTTCTCCTGCTTTTCCGAGCATGATGATGCCTTTTTCGGTGGCTCCTGCCGTATATTTGCGGTCGGTTACTTGGTGTTCGTTTTTGTTTGCTTTGCAGAGGTCGGTGAATCTGCGTAGTTGCAGTACTTCTCGGGCGGTGAGGTGCATCAACGGATATTTAGTAGCGGTTTCCATCTCGTTGTAGTTTATCTAGCAGGGGACTGTTTTGCTATCTCCACATATTTTTCGTCTATATCGTATCCGATATATTTTCTGCCTAGTTTTTGGGCTGTTTTTGTGGTTGTCCCTATCCCATTGAAGGGGTCTAGGACGATGTCGTCGGGTTGTGTGGTGAGGAGGATGCAGTTTTCTACTAGTTGTGTTGGGAATGGTGCGGGGTGGATTGTTTGCCGTTGTGGTGATATGTCCCATATTTCGCCAAGATATTTGGTGTCTATGTTGTCACGGAATGTTTTCGGCTTGTCTTTGGATAGCCAGTAGATGTGTTCGGTGTTTGGTAGCAGGTGGTCTTTGCGTATGTTCGGGCTGTTTTTGCGGTTCCATATGATCAGTTGATATATGTGTGCGTTTGTTTTGTGAATGAATTCTGTGGGTAGCCGTGCTTGGTTGTTGTGTCGGCGTGGTTTGTGGTTAAAAAAGATGGATCCGTCTGGTGTGATTACACGGTGTAGTTCGTTGATGATTTCTATTATCCAGTTTTGGTATTCGTTTTCTGGCATGTTGTCGTGGTATTCGTTGTAGTCAATATTGTGTTTTTGCCAGATTTGGTTGCTGTTTTGTGTTTTGCCGTTTTGGATACCTTTTTTGTTGTATGGCGGTGATGTGATGACGGTGTTTATTGTGTTGTCGGGAATTGTTTTGAGTTCTTGTAGGGCGTCCCCACATTTTATAAAGTTGGTCTCCACGCGTTTAAGTTTATCCATCGTGGGACTGTTGGAACGGTTCTCTGTTGACCGTTTTTGCGTTTCGTTTAGTTTTTTCTATATACCATATTGTGTTGGCAAATAGTTTTTCTGCTTCATCTGCATGTTCACCTGAGAGGATCATTAGGTGGGTGTCTGATGTTTTTGGCAGTATGTCAAACGGGTAGCCCTGTAAAGCACCTTCTACATATCGGCTGTTGGACATTTCCATTAGGAAACGCCAATCTTTTTCTTCTTGTGGGGTGTGTAGGGAGTTGAAGTCTATGTATAGACCGTCGTATGGTTGTGCGAGCACTACTTGTGATGCTGTGTTGAATGCGATTCCTTGTGTCCCGATGCAAATGATTGTGTCGCATTCTTGTACAAGGTTTTTGATAGATGGCAGTTCTATTATTCCTGCTTGTTTTGCGAGTGTAACTGTTTCGGGTTTTCTGCTTCGGCTAGCAAAATATGTCTTGTTTCCGTTGGCGTTGAGGGTAAGCGCAAGTGTGCGACCCATTTTGCCGGGTGAGATTATCCCGATATGGTTCATCGCCAAGGTGTGGTGTTGTCTCGCATTTTGTAAAGCGCGTCATTGATGGCAAGGTTTTTCCCGAATGTGTTTAGTGCGTGTATTACTCCTAGCGGTTCAGGGAAGCCTAGTTTTTTCGCGACTGTGTTTAGAGTTTTTTGGTTTATTTCTTGCCAAGCGGCAATGACTGCTTGCGCTCCTGTATTTTTTTCTGTGTAATAGTTATTGGCGATGATATCTACGCCTTGGGTTTCCCACAGTTCTGGATCATGTTTTTCTAGCAGTGGGACATAAGTTAGGTGTGGTTCTGTATTTTCGCTCATCGTATGTTGTTTACTCCTCCGTCAACTACGAGTGTTGACCCTAGAACATAATCTCCTGCCTGCGAGGCGAGATATACGACTGCTCCTGTGATGTCATCTGGTGACCCTGTGCGCCCGACTGGTATTTGCTCTGACGTTTTGTGCGCATAGTCTCGTGCTTGTCTATTCATGTTTGACGGGAACGCTCCGGGGCAGATTGCGTTCATAGAAATACCATCTTTGATGAGGTCTAACGACATTTGGCGTGTCATGTGAAGCAGTCCTGCTTTGCTTGCATGGTATCCGTATGTTCTATCTCTGTCTATTGACAAACCATTTATTGATGAGATGTTAATTACTTTTGATAGTCGTTTATTGGTTTCATATGATTTTTTCAAAAGTTTGTGCATGCGTTGTGTGAAAAAGAGCGGAGTTTTCATATTCAGATCAACAACTTGATCCCATTGTCTTTCGCTGAACTCTTCAAATGATGGTGCCCCACCACTGATGCCAGCGTTATTCACAAGGATGTCTATATGTTTTTCTGTTTCTTCTATTTTTGAGACCGCTTCGTCTATCCCTTCAAGTGTAAGCAGATCTGCTTTTATGAAGGTAACTCTTGTTCTTTCAGCAACAGGCTCATGAACGGATATGTCGTACACTCGGTCGCATCCGTTGCCAACTAGCCCTTTAACAAGCATTTCGCCGATTCCGCTTGACCCACCTGTCACAACAGCGACACGACCGTCTAGTGAAAAAATGTTTCTCATCCGCGGATTTCCGATACACCGCCGTCTACAACTATGTGTGTTCCAACACAGTAATCACCAGCACGGGAAGCAAGGTATGTGATCGCCGCAACGATGTCGTCTTTGTGCCCGAGGCGTTTTGCGGGAATTCGTTGTGTTACTTGAAGCCTGTTCGCTGGGTTCACCTCATTGGGTGTTGTATTGAACAGTCCGACAGTGATTGATGAAACAACAATTTTATGGCGAATGTATTGCACAGCAAAAGATTTTGACGCATGGTTAATCCCTGCATTGCTTGAACTGAAAGCAAAGTTCGCTACCTGTGGCGGGTTTATTCCGTCAACCGTGGAAATGTTGATTACTTTCCCGTACATCTGTTCTGTTGAGATGCTTGTCCCCTCGTCAGGGTTCGTTGACGCTTTGAGCAGGGGAAGGAATTTTTCGGTTATTTTGATTGGTGCTTCTAGGTTGTATTTTATTACCTCTTCCCAGCCTTCAGAGTTGTAAAGGGAAGAGTTGACAAGAATGTTGATGCTCGGTTCAAGGGCGCTAATTTCACAAAAAAGTTTTTCTCGTCCTTCTTCGGTGGTTATGTCGCACTGTATATGAATAATTTTTTTGTAGATTTCATCAAGTTGTGATTGCTCTTCCTCGTCCAAGACTGTGCGAGGGGTGCATGGTTCCTTGTCGGCAACATAGACGCGTTTTGCACCTTGTTCTGCCAAACCTTCGGCAATCATCCAGCCGTATCCAGTGAGACCACAGGTAAGCAGGGCAACACGGTTGTCTAAAGAAAATAGTGTGCTCATTGTTTCTCCTATTTGTTTTGTATCTGTGATCCTAGTGTTTTTTGCTGGTTTCTCCAGCGTTCCAACCCGTTGGTGTTCATATTGTGTCTTCTCGCTTTTTCTTCTTGAAGACGGTTATTTCTGCCAAGTACCATCAACGCGTGCTGTCCAATGAGGGTGATGGTGTAAACATATTTAGCAAAACCGTAGGTATTAGTCGCTGTTGGGTTCGGGTTCTCTCTCTTATCTAGATAGCCGATTCTGCTAAGTGCGATTAAATCTGCGTCCAATTTTTTTCGCGACACATTTCCCAAAACAAAATCCCTGTAATCAACCGAAGTGAAGGAGTCCTGTTTCCTGAATCGTGCGTAACAGAGAACCCTGTAAGCCCCCGATCCATAACGAAGGTATCGTGAAGGGTTGTTCTGTGGGGTGTTATGCATGCCATGAATTTATCTGGTGTTAGTCTGTTTCTATGGAGTTTTCTTTGGAATCACACGAAATTGCGCCTTATATTCGTGTTTACACAAACCTGTTTCCAGATGTTGCGGAAGTTCTTGAGGTCATTTATGAGCACGAAAGAACTACCACCAAAGATCCTGATGCGCCTCGCTATTTTAAGCCTTACAGGAATTGGTATACGTTCGGTCGGGTAACAGATACCGAAGAAAGTTCATACCAGTCAAATAGCGAAGATCCCAATTTTATTAGTCAAAAAAATCTTGCAAATAGAATAATTCAGGGCAGAGAACTGATAATAAAAGATTACTGCAAAACATATGGTGTTATTGAACCAGAAGGCTCAGATTTTCATATTCAATCAGCGGTCAATTTCGGGGAATACGAACCCGATTTTGAAATGGATCACGACAAGAGTATAAGAACGGAATCTATATACGGAATCCAAAAACCGCTGGCTATGAACTACCACACAGATTTTGAAATAAAAAAGATGTGCCGTCCTGAAGTCAATTTTTTGCTGACTTGCAATTTCTACTGGAATGACGATTACGAGGGTGGGGAAATAGTTTTTTATAGTTCTGCTGGCTTGATCTCGTATAAGCCAAATGCTGGAGAGGTTGTTATATTCCCCTCTGGTTCACCCTATTTCCCTCTTGATGGTGACTGCTATTTCCATTGCGCAAATGCGGTCAAGAAAAAAAGAAAATACTTTTCACGCAACTATTTAATGTATAACCATATACCCACAGAAGAAATGCTTTCCCTTGAGAGCGCATACCCAAGGGGTCATAGCCCGCGTGGTCCTGATAGTTTCTATGACAGTTTGTTTAACCAACTCATGATTGATTATTCAAATGACACGGTTTCTGTTCACCCAATTATCAAAAAACTGTACAAAAAATATGCTTCAGACGAAAAAATAACCGCACGGGAAATTGAACTATTTGACTAATAGTTGGCGTGTGCGTCAACAAAGTTGAGAACTCGTTCGGCTGTTGTCTCTCCGTCTGTGCCGGGATCGCTTTTTAGCCAGCGAATAAAGTCATACCATTTTCTTTGCTGATCAGGGCTGTCAAATACAAGGGTGTATTGAACAATAGTTTTTGAACCGTTAGCAACCACCGACGGCGCGCCCTGAGTCACTGCTTGCTGTATGTCTGTGCCCTTAGGCGCAGTAAGCATTGTTTCGCCGTTTTCCATTTGTGTACTTATAACGGTTGGGTTGCTTGACGGTTCTATCGTTGCTATTGGTTGAATAACTGGTGCTTCGTATGGCGCATCGTCTTCTTGGTAGTAGTCGCCTTCCATGGCGGCTAAATCAAATTCGTCCCACCCAAGAGCGTCTATGAGGTTGTCGTATTGTTCGCCAACTTCTCCGAGTAGTTCAAAAAGCATATTGCTGTCCGTAGTGCCAAGTTCGTTTGTACGGTTATCGGCTAGGGCATAAGCGATTGCGCTTTCTGTATTTCCTTCAAATTTTACGCATGCGATTGTTTCCCACCCAAGTTTTTTCGCTGCTTCATACTGATGGTTTCCAGCAATAATTGTTGATGTTCCGTCAGTGTTGTCTTTGATTACGATCGGTTTTACTTGACCAAATTCACGGTATGACGCAACGATTGCATCAATGTTTCCTTTGCGCGGATTATTTTCAAGGTGCACAAGTTTTTCTAGCGGTGTTGCTAGGTGTTCTATGCTTTTATGAATACCTGACATTTAGGCTCCTGTTTGTATGCGAACATTGGCGTTCAATGTTCTGAGTGCGTCCAAAGATGTCCGCACGGTCAAAAGTTTTTCTCGTTTAGATTTAACTAACGCTTCGCTAATCTTATACGAGTACGCTTCGTCTGAAAGTTTGTAGTCCGCCCATGCTTCGCGTTCCTTGATACTGCCCTTGGCGGCTAGGTACTCTTTAGCCCAATTCCCCTTCATGAGCGCATCTTTTTTCGCGGCGTCAACTGCTAGTACTTCAAATGCTTCTGTTTCTTCTTCAAGCATGCCTAGCAATCTCATGATTTCCGATTCAATCTCTACTTGGGATATTGGTTGTGACCTAGACATTTTGTTCTCCTGTTATTGCCGTGAAGTCGCATTTTTTAAGTGCCAAAAATTGATCTTCATTCCATTCGTATTGCGATAATCCCAAATAGGTCAGTGTCATTTGTTCAAGAATCCAAGCATCACATCTATCATTGCCATCACCACCAGACCAGATTATCCCCGTTTTAGCCGAGATCGCTGACATGACTTCCGATTTCCCTGAGTTCCCTTTCCCTGTGGCGAATTTTGCTCTACAGGTTGGAGGTATGACGACTATTGGGATTCCGAGTTCTCGTAATGCGACTCTAATAACTCCACCTAGTTCACCGATGGAGTGGGCTTGCGAGTGACGGGAGGCGTATGAATATCCCTCAATGGCAACTATTTTTACTTCAGCCTCTTGGGCTAGTTTTATAATTTCGTTGCGTATTTCTAGCAGTCGTTCGGATCCTTTGTTTTTGGACTTTATGCTTGTCGTTAGTCCACCGATGCTCACTCCTGTGCTTGTGAGTGAAAGATCTAAACCCATTATTTGCGCCACATTTTTAAGGTTACTATAGTTTTATGGATCGTATTTTTGTTGCAATTCCGTCTTTTCAGGAAGAGGATCTCGTCAAGACCGTTGACAGCATTTTTGAGATGGCAGACGATCCTGATCGTGTTTTCGTCGGTATATGTAATCAGCGTTCGGATAGAAAGGATTTTGAGACTTTTGACTGTTTCGGCGATCATGTTCGTGTCGTTGATTTGCGTTCCCCGTTCCCGCTTGGTCTTGGGCATGCCTATTACCTTGCATCTCAGTTGCTTCAAGAAGAGGAATTTGTTTTACGTGTAGACGCCCATACAAGAATGAAAGAAAAATGGGACTCGGTACTAATTGAATATTTTAGAAAAATAGAGAAACAAGAAAATACAAGCAAATTAATAT